CTGCTTCGGCAAGAATGTTTTTTGCAACAGAAATTGTACGAAGTTTATTTCCAGGTTTTACAAGAATTGAATTATTAATACTTGCAAAGTTTTTAAGGATTCCTAGTGTATTTTCAGAAAGTTTCATAAGGGTTCTCAGTTTCATTACAAAGGCCAGCGAAGTGATAAAGAAGAATACAATAATGAATTGCTTTCAGAATATCCATTTTAGATTTTCCATTTTTCTTCCCAAAACGAGAAAGATATTTAATTGCATTACTGCGACAGAATGGTTCTGCATCACCAATACTCTCAATCAAATCAAGAGTTTGAGTTTTAGATTCCTGAGAAGTATAATGTGACTTATAAGTGCTTCCAAGATATTCTTTAATTTCTTTTAGAATCTTATCTTCATTATATTTCCAAAATCCATTGGAATTATTCATATTGAGAGAAATACGATCCTCTCCCATTCCTCCAGGAACTCCAGATCCAACAACTTGACTGCTAAGATTTAGCATTCCATTTTCATTTACACCCATATTAAATTCAATCAATTCATCTCCGGAATGTGAGTTGTTTGTATAATAAGATGCAATTCCATCTTCATAGTTTGTTTCAAAATTTTCAGACATAATAGTATCGTAAAGTAAAGACCAGGAATTAACCATAGCAAAAAAGAAAATCATTTACAAGGGACTCTGCCCTTTCCTTACCAAACTTACTGGCAAGGTATCCAGCGACAGGATCAAGTTTTTTCATATAAGAATCAAAGCAAGAATAGGAAGAAAAATCTAATCCAGACGGTTTTTTATATTCTAACATATCTTTGTAATAAGTCAAATAATCTTTGAATGTTTTTAGATAATCATTTACATCATCAGAAGTGCATTTCCTAACAAAAAGATTTTCTGAAAAATGATTTCCAGGTTCAAAAAACCTTATACCACCCTCACACTTAGGAAGTGTGTCAACAGAAAAAAGATAATTCTCCACTGGATGCTGAAAGTCAAAAGTAATTACAACTTTTTTAGGAAAAAAACACATTAAGTCCATTCCAAAACAAGGAAGATTTGAACCTGTTCTTGGATAGATTATATTATTATAAATGCAGGTTTTTTCATTCCAGATTTCAACTACTCTAGACTTTAAAATGTATGGACTAACATAGATGGAGGCATCCAAATTAATGCCCCCACCAGACCAGTTTGCCCAATCAGATTCTAGTTCAAGATCTGGAAATGTATCAAACAGTATTTTCTTGTAGTTTTTCCACAGATTCATTTTTATCTTCAGGCATTTGGAATTCTGCATCAATTTTATCATAAAGTTCAAGAAAAGACTGTTTTGTATCATCATCAAAACGATTGATACATACTTGAATTGCCTTCGCTTTATCACCAAAGATACTATAAGCGCGAATAATATGAACTAGGCGACGAGTGCTGATAATCTCATCAATACCACCATCATAAAATGTTTTACGGATCACATCGCCCCAATCAACCAACCTCTTACAAAAATCACGATCTTCAACACCAAGATCGAGTGCAATACCTTCTAGAATCCTCTGCTCAGTTGCAGGAGTTGGATAAGATTGCTCAAAAGTCACAGGGAAACGTTCAAGAAATGCCTCATTCAGAACATTTGTGCCGATAAACCGCCCATCATCAGAACCTTTTCCTTTAGTATTGGCGGTTGCAATAACATTAAATCCAGGATTTGGTTGAATAAACTTTCCAATCTTTTTAAGGAAAACTCCCTTACCCTCCAGGATTGACTGAAGACAAAGAATTTTGTTAGAGGCAAGATCAATTTCATCAAGAAGAAGCACTGCACCTCGCTCAAGTGCCTCAATTACTGGACCATTATGCCATACCGTATTTCCATCCACCAAGCGGAAACCGCCGATAAGATCGTCCTCATCAGTCTCAATCGTAATATTGACCCGAATCAATTCCCTACCCAATTGAGCACACGCTTGCTCCACACTGAACGTCTTACCATTACCCGAAAGACCCGTAATGAACGTAGGATAAAAGAGACGGGACTGAATAATTTTTTTAACATCATTAAAGTTACCAAACTTGACGAAAGTATCATCTTTTTCAGGAATAAGGTTTTGTTCCACAGAAGGAAGAGCAGGGGATGCTTGATAAGAACGCTCAATCTCTTCTACACGTTCTTGAGTCACTTCAAGATTCCATTTACCACGACCAACTTTATAATTGTCAAGTTTTTTCGTGATCGTTTGATAATTAGAATCATTCATCGAACACCAAGCACGAACATCGGCAGAAGTAATTTTATTGCCGTAGAGTGATTGAAGAGAAGTGCGAATGTAATCCGAAGAAATTGCCATAATCATTTTGATTCAACAAAGTAATTATACAAGAAAAAAGGACGCTTGTAGGCGTCCAGTGGACAGTTTGGAATCCGTCTATCAGTTGTCAAAGAGAATAAGATTTCTCCAAGTATTATCTTCAACTACAACCTTTTCTTCTTCAGGTTGAATTGGTTCTTCAGGAATATTCATTTCCTTAGGTTGAACTGGTTGATGAGAAGTATGGGTTTTACCTCTCATCAAATCTCCAAATCTGGACATTTAGATTTTCTCCAATTTGTTTATTAATATTTATTACACAATAAATCCAATAAATTCATTAAGAATCTTTTTATTCATTTTTTTACTTCTAAGACTCTTAACAAATGCACTTTTAATTTGAGTTTTTGTTGCACATTCCGCAACCTCAAACTCAGCATTTTGAGAAAGAGCAGTTGATGAAACTCCAAAGTAACTATCATAACCAGAATTACTTAAGGAAAATGCTTTCTCCTTTTTCCAGCGAACCATTGTCTTCTCATATTCACTAATTTTATTAGTATTCATCCTAATAAAATTAAAAGCATCCCTATTATTAAGAACCCTAATTCCAATAAAGTTCACATCAGAGAAATTGTCCTTTAGGTTTTCAAGTAAAGTTTTTGTAATGCAATTCCAATCTTGCCCAAAAGAATAAACATTTCCAGTTTTTCTGTCCCTAAGGAAAGAGTTATTTCCAATAGTTCTATACCCAAGATAAGGTTCTTTGTCCCAACTACGAAATACTTCACAATGATATTTCATTAGTCCCGCTTCACCATCAGTAAGAACAACACACTGAACTTTCTGTAGTTTATTTTCTTGCTTAAATTTTGGAAGAATTTGATGAAGAGAAATCAATGATTCATTTAATGGAGTTCCAGAAAGACCCCACCCAACAGGACAACTATAACTTGCATAACTATTGTAATAATGAGCAACTCTCCAAATATTTTTCATTTGTTCTTCAAGAACTTTATTGCTGGTTTTACTTGTAAGAATATTCATCAAACTAAACCAATCACCAACACATATTTTCCCATCTTTAGGTTCATATGGAAATATGCGAAGATTTGCTTTCCCATTTTCATCATATTTTACTTTGGGATAATCATTAGTAAATGCATAAACCTCAAAGGGAATAGATACTTTTTTACAAAACCAAGTAAGATTAAACAATTGTTTGAGAGTATCAATAATAACATTCCCCATTGAACCCGACCAATCAAGGATAAAAACCAATCCGTGATTTTTTCCATCGGCAAGAGTTGTTACTTTCTTAAACAAATCTTCACTATACTTATAGGTATGAAGTTTTGTACAGTCAAGAACACCAGTTTTTGATTCTGTTGCCCTCGCATAACTATCCGCAGATTTTTTACACTCAAACTCCTTCACCAAATAATTAACCTCTTTCTGTGCAGATTTCTTAAACTTCAAGAACTCTCCATCAGGATAAGAAAAAGAATTATCATCATATTCATTCCACATATTGGTACAATGAGAATGACACTCCGAATTTGAGATAATAACTTTATCAAGATCAAGTTTTGGAATCTCAAGATATACATTCTCAGATCCACCCATAGATGCAAGTTTTTTAATGGAGTCCTCAAGAGAATCCATCGTCCTTACTTTTGGTTCTTGTGAATGAGCACCACCAACTACAGTATTATCATTTTCCTTACCATCCTCATCACTTTCACCCTCAAATTGCTCTGAATTGTCAGAACCTGAATTATTACCTTCCTCTTTATTTTCAGTTTTTTGTTGAGATTTTTCACCAGAGTTTCCAGATTCTGATGAATTGGGTTTCATATCAAAATCTTCAGTATTATCTTGTTGTTCCTTACAATACTCATAAAGTTTTTTTGCTGCCAAAAGAACATCATCAAAAGTTTCTACTTTTTTAATTTCATTGATGATTTCTTTTTCTATACCATCCTTAATTGGAATATTAACATACCCACCAATCTTGAAATAAAGATTTGCACGATCGGCAAGATTCATTTTAGAAATATCTTCACCTGCAATTGCAAAAAAATCTTCATCAACAAGTTCCTTATATCCTTTATAAAAAACTTTTGGAAGACCTGCATATCGTTGCTTCATTAGTTTTTCAATGCGAGCATCTTCAACAATATTCACAAATTGTGGTGACATATCATAATCTTCCATCCAATCAATATCGGGCGTGAAGATTGAATGAGCCGCTTCGTGGCTGAGCAAAAGATCATAGACAGTATTAGATGCCTTTTTCCACATTGGCAATACCAATACCCTAGTATGAACATTAAATGATGCAGTCTCTACATTCTTATGTTCTACAATAATATCTTCCGTTGCCAATAGTTTGGCAAGCATTCCCTTGATCTCAAAATTGACAGACATTTGATGGTCCTGTACAGTATGAGATCATTATACAAAAAAAGAGGGTGGTGAGACCCTCCGGTATGACGATTTATAAGGTGTCCTATCAGAGACCTAATCTTTTCTTCAATTCTGCTCTTGCTTCATCTTCACGTCTATTACGCTCCCCAAATAAATCATCTCTACGTGCTTTCAATCTTTCTCTCATTCTTTTCGTTTTTTCTTCTCTTTCGGTTGGGGAAAGACGATTCAACCCACGACTTCTACCTTGATGTTGATTGTCAAGAACATTTCCTGCCTTATAAGTGGCCTTTACACCTTTTTCTATTTGTTTATTTGATTGATCTTTTGCTGCTTCAATAATATCTTCTTTCCAATCTTCACTCATATTAACCATAATTGCTTCTGCTGCTTCTAAAGTCTCAGCATATCCTTCATCAAGCAAATATGATAATACAGTATCATAATAATCATAACTATTAAACTGAACCTTACTCAAATCAGTTGTTCTTTTTCTCCATCTGGCAGATCTTGTGGAAGATGTATTTTGAGGAGTTTCTGTATTAGCAGGTTGATTTGTAAGATTCACTGGACGATCTAATTTTTTACCACCTCTATATGGACCATCTTCATCAGGATTAGTCGTACTATTTCTTCTAATAGACTTAAATCTTCCTTTAATCGGTTCAGGAGGTCTTGATGAGGAAGGAAAATATCTCATACCCGCTTCAGTTAAATCTTCAGTATCAGTATTTTCATTATACTGACAAACTTCCATATATGCTTCTTGAAGATCTAAAAGTTCTTGATCTCTCATTTAACTAAAAATACTTTTTAGTTATTTATAAAAAAGAAGCGTCCCCATTTTGGAGACGCTTCTTGAGTGCTTTAAGACGTGCTTTCGCTTGTCTTAGTGCCTGAGGTTTAAGTTTTCGTTTTTGATCTTTTTTTGAGTGTTTCTGCCAATTTGGAACTTGCATTGGTCTGGTGCATTTTTCTCACTCTAACAAAACCATAAGGTTTTTTCAAGTTATTATGACACTTTATTTAGTGTCACTGCTTGACTAGTCTAGAAAATCCCTTAACCTTTTCTGCCTTATAAACACAATCAAACTTATCTTCTAATCCAGTCTTATGAGAAATTACAAATACGTTTGTGTCTTTTAAGACAAATCTAATAATTTTTAAGAACTCTTCAGTTCCAGTTCCATCCAAAGAACTATCAAAAACCTCATCAAATAAAAGAATATTACAATTAACTGAGTTTTTTGATTTAGCAACCTCGCGCCAGGCAAAAATAAGTGCAAGATTTATTCTTGCCTTTTCACCTTCACTGAAAGAACTATATGAAAAGTCTTCGTGAATTGGAGATTCTATTGTTTCATTAAATTCACCATCAAGCTTAAAATTAATATAAAAATCCATCATCTGCAAGTAACGATTTACTTGCTGATTAATAAATGGAAGATACTTATCAATAATTTTGGTCTTCACCCCATCATCTTTGAGTAAAGAATAGGCAAAATTATAATGAAGAATCTCTTGCTTTCTTTCTGAAAGTTGTTCAATTGATTTTTGGAGATTTTCTCTGAATTCCTCTAACTTTTGATGTTCAGTATTTCTGTTCTGTAATTGGTTGGTAATTGTTTGAATTTCTTGTTCAAGATCTCTGATTTGTCGTTGACTAAGATTAATTCTAGTATTGTTTTGAGAAATGTCATTCGTTAGTTTACTAATCTCCTTTGATAATGAATTAAACTGACGCTCTCGCTCTTGCTCAAACTTTATTTTTTTATCAAGTTCTTCATAACCATTTTTAAGTTCCTTTGCTTTATTTTGAGCATCATTAATTCTATTTAACCTAAAATCTTCATCGATCGTTTGAGTGCAAGTAGGGCATACCGTATTTTCAGTAAAAAACTTATGCTCTTCAGTAATTGTTGATACTTTTTGAGATATTTTACCTTTAAGATTATTGAGTTTTACTAATGTATTTGCCGAACCAATAACTTCTTCTTGCTCTTTTGTATACTTATGAATATCTTCCTCAAGAACAGCATTTTGCATCATATAATTGTCAATTTCTGCACTTAAATTGGCAATCTTTTGTTTATTGGCATTAATATTGGCATTTCCTCTGTTTTCAAGTTCTTCGATAAAATCTTCCTGCATTTTGATTTTATCTTTTAGATTTTCTCTTTTTAGATCTAAGGATTTTATTTGATCTTTTTGAGTTCTTATTTCTTCTTTGATAAGACTATTCATCGAAGAAAAAATACGAATATCAAGTAAGTCTTCAATTACTTCACGACGATTTGCAGTAGTCAATTGCATAAATGGAACAAAAGTGCTACTACCAAGAATAATAATTTGTGTAAATGACTTATAATTTACCTTAAGAATATTATCCTCAAGAATGCGTTGATTTGCCCTGTCATCTGCTTCCTTATGAAGAAGATTGCCATTAACTTCAATATCAAATACATTTGGTTTAATTCCCCTACGAACCAAATAATCGCGGTTATTAACAGAAAATTCTACTTCTACTAGACAATCTCTTTCATTTACTGTATTGACTAATTGATTCTTATTAATTTTACGAAATGCCTTGTTGAATAATACGAATGTTAGTGCATCAAGAATGGTACTTTTACCAGAACCATTTGCCCCAATAATAAGATTAGTATTATGCTGCTGAAAGTCTATTTCTGTAAATTGGTTCCCTGAACTTAAAAAATTTTTATATTTAATCTTCTTGAAATTTATCATTTTTAGGAGGAATTACAATATCATTAGGAGTAATTATCGCATACTTGTATTGATAATATTTACAAGTCTTTATGGCAAGTTCATCATCAACTTCAACTATATCCATCTCAGCATCTTCATCATCTTTTAACATTAATGCATATCTTGTTGCATCATCTTCTTCTTCAAATAAAAACAAAACTTTGTTTCCATATTCATCCTGAACAGCATATGCCCCATCTTCTTTTTGATCTTTGAGTGTTAGAAGAAACATTTATTCTACTTCGCAAGCTCTTTTATATAGATCCTGAAAAATATTTTTAATAATGTTTTTGTCTAACTCAAATTCAGAATCATCAATATAACGATTTAAGATAGAAAGAGTATTTTCTTCTTCATCAATTTGAAAATCTTCTGATTCTTGTATCTGAAAGTTTTCTACAATTTTTAGATCCTGAACACCAACAGAATAAAGTTTATCCAAAAACTTCTCAAAATCTTTTGGTTTTGATTTTTTACGAACAATAACCTTTACAATTTTATTCTTATATTCGGTCGCATTAAAAAGTTTATAATTCGTATCCTCATAGTAGATATTATAAAACATTCTATAAGGATTATCTACTGGAGTGAGTTCCAATGATTCTGTATCAAAAATATGAAATCCTCTTGTATCATTTACATCATTCCAAAACATTTCATATGGATTTCCTAAGTAATAGATTCTTCCATTATTCGATCTAGTGTGATAGTGTCCCGAGAAGACAAGTTGGAACTTCTCAAATAATTTGCTGTCCATACCATCTTCCATGATGTGTCCTCGATGAGCTGTAAATCCATTGAGTTCAAGGTGCCCCATCGAACACTTGCAATTTGTTTTTTTAACAAGGTTAAAAGTTTTTTCTTCATTTTCAGTATTAATCCAAGGAACAAATAAAATATCAAGTCCACCAATATTAACTTCTGTTGCTTCACTGTATGTTTTAATGTTTTTATAATCCTTAAGTAAAAGTTCTAAAGAATTAATAGAATTAGAATTTTTTAAGAAAACATCGTGATTGCCAACAATCATATAAACATTGTATTTTTTTAATGGTTCTAATACAACCCTTCTTGTCCAATCCAATCCCCAGTAATCTATCCCCTTCCTATTATCAAATGCATCTCCAAGATGAATTACAGTATCAATATTATTTTCTTCTAATGTTGGGAAAAATATATTTTTATAAAATAACTCAAAATAATCGTGCAAATGCCTAGAAGATTTTTTACACGACCAGTGAGTATCTGTAATTAAACCTACTTTCATTTATTGTTCCGATATTGGATTGCATCTTTGATTCCATTATACTCTGAACTATGTCCAGAAAGCAAGCTATCATCAACAACCATAACCTCATCAAAACCAGTCTTTTCAATAATCTTATTCTTAATATCCAATTGCTTCTTTTCCTTCTGAATACGTCTCAAAAAAGCATAATGAATAATCTGAGTAAAATATGCAAATGGATTTTTAGACTTCTCTGGATCAAAATTATGAATATACTGAACACAATTTTCAATGCCGTCTGAAATCATATCCTCTCTAAACATATAATTTACAAAGTTAGGTTTATATGAAAGATGTGTTGCAATTTTAAGAAAACAGTCGCCAAGATAATTAGGAATCGGTGGTTTACCTTCCCACTTCTTTGCTCTCTCCTGTTTTGGTTGCTCACAAAGGTCTTTATTGAAAGTCTTTTTGTATGATTCTTCTATTCTAGTTCTATAAGAAATCATTGCTTCCAATAATTCTTTATTATTTACATAATGTTCTGTTTTCTTTTTTGGCATAACATCTTCGTTTTAATTTAATCAGTATCAATTGTTCTTATTTTAACATATGTTGAGGGACTTGACAAGGTGTTGAAATATGAGTAGAATACCTTTGTTGGGTTTGAAGGGTGG